TACCTAGACTATAGGAAGTACCACCAATGACAATTGCTGGGCCAGCGCCTGTCGAACCCATGACTGATGCAGTAGCAGTTACTGCAGCAGTTGGGTATACAAATGTAAGTTTAGCGTCGCGCATATCATTATCTCCTTAGTTTGTAGCCAAACGTAAACGTGCCAGAGAACGCGTATTAGGCATCCAGAGACCCATGCCCCAGTCGAATAAAACATTATGCATGATGCCGTTTTCCTTCGACTTACCCAAATACTCAGGCTTAAATGGTCCAGATTGCCAACCTTGTACATATCCAGTTCCATAACGAACTGCATAGATATCGGCAAAGTTAGTAGGAGCACTAATAACTGGTGTAGAACCATCAACCTTACGTCCAACGGTACGAATCTTAGCTCCCTTAAACGATTCAACATTGCGGTCGAATGCATCCTTGTTAGCATCAAAACCAGTACCAGATCCAAGTGCTCGAATGACAAATTCAAATCGACGCTTGGTTTCTTCGTTCATATATAAAACGATGCCAGTTCCATCAGGTGCGTTCAAGTTATCAAACATTTCCTGAAGTGCAGACATCGTTCCGTTAGCTTCGAGAGCATTGTATGTAGAGGTTGTGTCAAGAGATGCAGCCGTAGATGCTGGTGCAATAAGACAGTCTTGTGGAATGTCAAACATTGCACGGTTCTCTAAACGGTAACGCAATCCGGGAAAACAATCTGGGCTATTACCAGCAGCAAGAGACGTTGGATCGTTATTAATGAACTTGTCATTAAAATCGTATGCAAAGCCTTCTAAGAAGATCTTGATCTGTGCTTCTACAGGATCAATGATGTTGTTTGGCTGGTCAAGCAAACGAGAGTCAACCGTAATCTTATTACGGATGAGGTACATCTGCTCTTCGTACGACTTTGGCTTACCCTTGACTGCGTTTGGTTCACCGTTAATGGTAGACCACGTCGGCATTGGGATTGTGCCAGCTTCGTTCGTATAGCGAACACCAACCTGTCGTAAGGAAGGCGATGTGTAGAAAGGGATGTCCTTGATTGCGTTCCATGTCTGGTGCAGAGACATGGTGATTTCTTTTACAAGAGGATCGTTTGAAAGGACAGCTTGATCTGCGAGTGTAAGTGCACCGTTAAAATCGATAGCCATTGGTTACTCCTAACGCCCAATACCTAGCAAACGCGTTATTCCTGATAACGCACTTCGCTGTGGTTGCTGGGGCTGTACTACTGGTTGTGCTGAAGAACTTGTATCAATTGGTGTTGGTACTGTTCGTCGTTCATTTACAAGATCGAGCAATTCTGGGACGAGTGATTCAACTAATCCCTGTACTTGATTGTGTACTGCTCTAGCTGCTTCAGTTGGAGCAATGCCAGATTGGATTAACTGATCGACTACATCTTCTGCTCGACGTGCATATGGGAATTGCTCAAATGCCTCAACTCTTTGTTGAGTGACCATATAGTTGTTCATTTGAGATACAACTTGGTCGTACCGGAACTTATTTACTTCAGCTTCGGCATATGCATTTGCAGCATCAGGATCCATGTATTCAGTAGAGATTTTGTCACTCCACCTATTACGAATGGCCTGTTCTTGTTTAGCAATCTCCTGTTGCTGTAATGCCTTTTGAACATCAGCTGCAGATTTGAAACCGCTATTTTCAAACTGATTTATTACATCAGCCCACCGTCCAAACGCTTCTTGTTGTTGCTTTAAAGCTTTCGCTTCCTCATTAACTTCACGAAATCGTTCATACGGAACATTAGATGGTTGCTCTGGAGCAACTGAATCTAATAGTTTTTGCTTAACAACACTCTGAATATCTTTATCTTGAAAAGCATCAATATATTCGTTATTGTCAATTGCGTCTGCTGGTTCGCTCTGTGTGTTTAACGCCCGGTTATCAAAGCTATCGGAATCGGCGGCATCCCGTACAAAATCCATCAACGCTCCACCAACATTGCCCGTTGCCGCTGCTGGCGAGTCAGCGGTTCGTGTCACCATCTCTTCGGACATTTACATCATACCTTCTTGTTCTGAAAAATTGCCAGTCTGTTCTGGCGGCATGGCTTGCATCAATCGTTGCTTACCAAGATCTGTAATTGCATTATCCTCATTAGCTGCAGCCTGTAGTCCGGCCTTGGCTGATTCAAGTGCAATATCTGCTTCAAGTTGCGCTTGAATTTCAGTTGTACGCTTCTGAATTTCAAGCTGAGTTTTCATTTGTTCTGCTTCTGGGTCAAATTGTTTTGCACTAGATTGAGCAGCTTGTTGTTGTTGCATCATCATCATTTGCTGCTGTTGCATCTCTTGTTGTTTCTGAGCTTGCCCTTCAAGGTGCTGATATATCCTAGATGCATTTGGCATGTTAGTTAATTCAACGAACAAACGGTTTGTCTCAGGATCTGTCGGATCTCCGAATACACCCATCTGTCTCAATGCAGCCATCTTTTGTAAGCGTTGATCAGGACTATCTTCCATTGATGAGCCGGGGATGTACACAATCCTAAATTGACCACCAGACTTCAATGCATCAAATCGCATTACACCTTGTCGAATCTGGTCTTGCGGTAGCATTTTGCCTTGTATGTTTCCGACAAATGGGACAATGCCAAACTGTGCAACTAACGATACTTCCCATTCTTTAATTTTAGCTGCACTGATTTCAATATCGGCTCGGATAAATGAGTGCTGAGTATTATCGCTACGTTGCAGTAAACGCACTGCTTCAGCTGGCGTACCAGCTGCTGCCTGACCTTGAGACACGTCATGCAATCCTGCAATGTCCATCATGTCTCGCTCAATAAATTGAAGTAATGGAAAAAGATCTGACCCAATACCCGGTGCTCTTTGAATAGTTGGAGGATGGCTTCCACGCATATAGTTAATACGGCGGTAGATTCGATTCTTGTCATCAATATCATCACCACTGTTATCGTAGGCATCTGCGCCAACACCACTTAAATTCTCAACAAGAACGTAATCCTTTTGCCCCTCAAATTGTTCTAGTAGTCGTGAATACACACGATTATAAGTAGACTGAAGTGCAGTTAAGTCAAAACCAAGCGAGTATCCGTAAGGAGTTCCTGCCCTTGGTTGCCATCGTAAGGGTATAAAAGGAAAAGAGTCTTTCTTCTTATAAGGCCAGATGCCAGCATAAAGTAAACAACTATTAGTTGAAACAATGTATCTACCATCAGGATACAAAGCAGATGGTTTTTCCCAGTATTCATATACAACTGCAGCCATCTTTTTTGTGTCTTGATTAGTTAAATTTGCAGTAGATGGTGGGACCCATCCTCGACCAGAACCGTTAGTGCCATGAAGATAACTATCAATATAACCACTGTTAACACCAGACATCGCATCAGGTTTAACCGCTTTACCAGCCTCTCCATAAGAGTCAACAAACCACGAAAGTGGTTTAACCATAGCATGCATCATCCAGCGAACATCATCATCTCGTTTGGCTGTTGGGTCAAGATACACGTCAAATGCTGGAAGTATTTGCTCTACTACATCACCAACGCGCATAGTTGTGTGACCAACGACTTCTTGAGCAGTAGCATCCATCTGTGGGACAACTTGTTCTCGGTTGTTATCCCAAAAAACTTTGACGTATGAAGTTCCACAAACGCAAGCCCAGCGCACACGTTCTTTTGTTTGTGTTTCACGGTCGTACTTACGATTGTAATGACTCAGTAAATAGTTGGCTTCATCAGATGCAGCTAGGTCAACAGGATTGTGACTAATAGGTACAGCAGTAACATCGGGCGCACACTGCGTCAACTTGCCGACTACACCATCAATAAGAGGTCTAATCTTATTGACAGTCATATACCTATTTGGCTCATTTGGATTCTGTAATTGAATTAGATTTCGAGTCTGGTTATTAATACGCAACCACTGACGCCCTTCAAAAAAAGCGGTTGCCATAACCCACTCTAATTCCATTTCCTGCCTAGACCTATACGCAATATCAAATTGCTCTTTAACAAATGTTGTTATTTTTTTAGCTTCATCTGGATCATCTTTAGGACTGACTTTCCAATCCTTATTATCAAGGTCAAGCTTTAAGTTGTTTTTGTCATCTCTGTCAATGCTTTTAATTGGAAAAGAACCGACTGTGCCGGTAGCGTCTTTACGTTGAAATGCGCTTACTTTAGGTTGATTTTCCTGCATACTCTGCATAACCATGCTGCGTAAATCCATTTGTTACACCCACTTCTCTGCGCTATTAATTTGCGCAATTAATACACGCTCGTCTTTAATTTGCTGTAAGCAGACCTGAATCCTATACAACAAAATTACGTGGCACACTCCTACCATTAAACATCCAATAATCATAAAAAGTAATACAGTTGTTAAAGCCATTCTTTATTATTACCTTTGTCTAACCATTTAGGTACATGTTTCGTATTGCGTGTTCCATCTAATCCTGTCTCTGGACATGTGACAGGAAACTCTCGCCACATAACTCCATACCTAAAACTATCAATTGCGTGATCGTTTTTAGTACCGCTATCAATATCTTCAGGATCTCTTGGGTGTGCCATAGTATTTGAAAGTTGTTTAATTAAGTTTGGACATGCGCCACGTACTATTTGCAGTTTAGGTTTAGGCGCTCCACCCACTACTGATGTAGCTTCAAGCCATTCCTTTACACGTCGCCAACCAGCTTTTCTATCTTTAACCGCTCTAACAGCTGGCAAACTTCGCTCCCACCAAACCTCTACTGGATACTCACCAATTCGTTCGTCTGGATTTTTAGGTGGAAATGTATTTGCCCAGTCGAAAGCGATGGCTTCTAATTTTGTATTCCATTTACCATCACGTAATTTTGTGTTGCTAGGCTCACCCATTTTGTACTTTTCTAATAGGTCAAGTACACGTTGTGCTTGAGCTGAACTAACTAAACCTTGTTCGTACATTTCACCTATAACGTATACATTCTCGCTATCGTCACTGGCATACAGTAAGAAACATGCAGGTGCGCCTGTACCAAAGTCGTGGCTGCCCCATACGCGCCACCATGGCTGAATATCTACAGACTCAACGACATGCCATGGTTGACCATCAGATGAGTACTCTCTAAACGTGTTAAAGAATAAACCTCCTACTCCAACCTCATGTTGACACTCACGTAAGAACGACATTAATCCATAGGTGTCAATTTCTTGCTGGCAAACCTCTATGGTTTTATGTTCCCACATAGGAGTGCCCGATGTTATCTTGTATCCAACACGTCCATCTTCACGTTCAAATGTGTCGTACTGCAAATCTTTTATTGCTGGAACTATTGGTGATTGAATTCTATTTTGCAACATGTCCAGCTCACCACTCAAAACGTGAGACATAACACTGTTAGCGTGAATTCTATTCTGGACAAAAACAACAGCACAATCAGTACTTCGTGCGGGAAGAATTGTTTGTGTAATAGTTCTAATTTTTTTATCTACTGCATTTACTGAGTCATCTAATTCGTCAATGTCGTCTAAGATAATCATGTCTGGCCGCAAGTGATCTAACTTTACACCACGTGCGCCTGTATCTAACCCAAAAGCTAAAACGTTGAATCCGTTAGCAGTACGTAACTTAGATGCATTCCAACCTCTACTAAAACCATATTTATTAATTGCTCGTTCAATACCACAGCGTTCCATTGCGGTTGCAATATCCTGAACGTGCCTATCTGCCATGTCTTGCGTTGCGCAAACATATACAACAAAACGTCGAGTAGCTTTAACCGCGAGTCTACTCACAATTAATTCCATTGTAGTTGATTTACCACCACCACGAAACCAACATTCGATTAATGCAGGTGGAGACTTGGATGGCTCTAATGACTCAGCCCATTGCCATGCACGGTGATGATGCTCTGCTAACCTACTACTTGCTGCGTGTGGGGCATACGCTGACAACCAAGGCTCATACTCTATTTCATGTCCCGGAAGTTTACTTGCAGTACCACTATCGTAATCACCAACTTCAATTGCTTGTTGTAATTCATCTTCAAGCGCTTCTAATAACGCAACAGTAAGTGGCTTAGTTGGCTTAACGTATTTTCTAAATGCTCTTGGAGCAGCTTTACTCAGAGTCGTCTTGCTCATCAATTACCTCTGCGTCAATCACATCATCCTGTTGATATTGTTTTAGCAATTTTGAAAATCCAGCTTTAATAGCAGACAGTTCATCTGCATTTCTGACACAATCTTTTACTACTTTTAATATCTGCATCGCGAGGCTATATGCTTGATCAACCTCTAATGTGTAGGCTTTCGTGTGCATCATTCTAGCTTCGGCTTCGACGATTTCTGTACGCTTATCAATAAGCTGTACAACATCCTGACTTGCTCGATAAACATCGATGCCTTCATTAATCATTTTCTCAAGTTGTTTAAATGCCTTGCTATATGATTCTTCGTCTGGTGCAGCCTTGCAAATTTTGATCTGATCTCTAATTGTTTCGTAATGCTCTACCGATATTCCGTTGCTTGCAGCCTCTGCACGTACATCCATAAGTGCTGTCAAGTACGCAGCATCATCACGCAAAGAAAACAGTTCTGGGTCTTCTCGTAATTCGTCAATTCTTTTTAAAAGCGTTGGTGCAACTTGACTAAATCTACGTCGCTGTTTAGTCCATAGTCCAGTTCTAAATTGCGGACTATCTGGACCAACTAACGCTTTTCCACCGTGATGACTACAATAGTCACGGCCACTTACAGCAATATTTGAACAAGCCGATCCATCACGTTTTTGCGCAACACATAATTTCATTTGTGCGCCATTTGGTAATGTGCGAACTCTAATTTCGGATGTCATTATTTCCTTGCCAATGGTAATTTACCAATCAATGATCTCATTGCACTTCCAAATTTGTCACCAATATTATTTACTTCCTTTGCAACCTGACCAACAACTGGAGCTGCACTTATTGCAGCCATTCCAAGATTTTTACGCATATCACTACCAAATTTAGATGCAATACTAGTAACGCCTTTTTGTACCGTACTTACATCTCTCATTAATCCGCGTTCCCCTTGTCCTAAGTCAGATAGTTTTTCATCAACAGCCTGTCTAGCAACAGGCACGTTTTTAGGAATAGTCATTGTTAATGGTCGTAGTATCTCCGTCATTGGAGCGTTAGCTTGATTAGGTACACGTTGCATAGGATCACGATTTGTGGCTAAAGCATTTAGGTTTGTTGGAGGTCGCTGATTACCATAGCCATAGGCCATATCCTGTAATACTGGCAATGTATTACGATAAGCAATTTGTAGATTATCATCATTGATAAAATTATCTACTAATTTAAGTGCTTCTGCAGTTTTGCGTCCAGTGTTATTATTATTTATAGATTCACTTACAGCATTGTATGCTGGGGTCATTGCGTTATTTTTCGCTACCAACATAGCATTCATTACGTATGGGCTTATATTCGACTTAGTCACCTTGTTGTATAAAAATCCAAGACCCCTAACGCCAGCGTCAGTAGCTAAATCTAATCCTGTAATTGCAGCTAAACTGAGTAATGCGTTTAACCTATCATCTGGATTTTCAGATTGAAACGCCGATGCTACCTGTGGTCTCATGCCTCCGTAAAATGGAACGTCACCTGCAACACGAGCAGCTGGTCCTCTTGCTGCATCAACTGTAGCTTTTACAGCCTTCATTCCTTTAAGTGGAGGACCCGGAATAGCATTGGTAATAGGCGAGTCAATTGCTGATGTAAGAAATGGAAGAATTGTCGATGCAATACTTGAACTTGAATGTAATGCCTCTCCAGTTAACTTTTCTTTAGCCAGCTCCTTATTGTTAAAAGTCTCTGTTTTTTTTGGAGATGTTGATTTACCACCTCTAAAATATTGATCATACGTAGCCGTAGGGTCATATGGTGTTTTATTAATTACACTTGCGTGTTTACTACCAACCATCAATGGGAATAATTCAGCCATCATCCGTTCGCGTTGAGCGGGTGTGAACTGTTGCTCTCGCGTTTTATTTTTTCCCTGTGGCATTTTGCTCATTCCTCTTTATCTGATCGCCTAGTAGATTCAATAGTGTGAATGCTGTAGCGCCAACTATTGGACCTTTACCTGATTTACCTTTAGTCCCACTTTTAGGTGCTGGTAGACTTGCAGGTTTAGTTGGAGTGCTTTGTTGTTTGAACATACGTACAACTTCCCGTGTAACACTATCTGCACCCGGTTTTAGGCTATTCCACTTTTCCTCTGTTCCACCTTGTTTGATGTACTCTTTTTTCAAAGCATCAAGATTGTGTGCATCTCCAGCCTTTGCCTTGAACTCGGATGCATTGGCTGGCACTACAATTGATAATCCTGACTCTTTAAAAAATGATTTCCAATCTTCTGGTTTACGTCCATTTTTTCTTGCAATAGTTCTAAATATGTTTTCCATTGCAAGCTTTGGATCAGTACCTTCAGGTACTTGTCCCATTACATCTTGAACCACTTGACCAATAAAAGCTTGATTGAATACAGGCCCATTTGCCTTTCCACTTTTACTTGTTCTAACTATCAGTGTTAATCCTGCAGGTAATGCAGTACGTCTTATGTTCGCACCTGTTCGTACTTTTGTGTCTACAGTTAAATCCTTTGGTACAGTTGGATCTACAACTTCTTCTGGCTGAACTACAGCCGGAATCATTTTTGGTTTTCCGCCTGACATTACAGGAACCCATTCACCATTTACTTTTCGATAAACGCGACGGAGGCCAGACTTTACTTCCTCTGGGTCAACATCAAGTAAGACATCAATTGGCTTACCTTTAGTGTCTACAGCAGATAATTTAACTGTACGTTTAACTGGAGCATCATCAGGTGGAGGTGTTGTGCCAGCACGTTTTGCTAATGCAGCATTAATTACCTTGCGCTTGCGCTCATCTGCAGCTAACTGCGCTGGAGTTCTATTACTTCGTGCAGCTGCAACAGATGCACCTTGTTGTCCAATTGGTGCTCTAAATTCAGCTGTTTCGTTATCTGGCATTGCATAACCAGCAGCTTCTAGTTTTTGTACTGCTTTGTATAATTGAGTAAATAGAGTACGTTTTGCTGCACCATCTGTTTCATTTAGATACTTAGTTCGCAATGTATCTACTAATGCAAGTTCTCCAGACTGTTTACCACCAAGTTTAATAGACTTAATGGCTTGGCTATTCTCATTAAAATTAATAAGATCTAACGACGTCTGCACTGCTGGCAAGAAACCACGGACAACACGTTGTCGTCTGTCAGCCGCTGTTCCACGACCATCAGCAATTGTTACTCCAGCACCAGTTCGTTTTGTTGTGCTGTAATTACCCTCTTCTACATTAGTTTTAGCTGTTTCATCAGCAAAATCTTGTAAATCACCTATAAATTCAAAACCCGGTGCGCGTGACACTTCATCGTTATAAACAAGTGATGTTACGTATGCTTTTACATTCTTCCTAAATACTGCATCTAACTCTGGATCGACAACCGCATTTTCTAAAACCTTTTTAGTAATACGATCAACTTGTTCTGCTTGAGAATTTTTGGATTGTCCTTCATCCTCATACATTTTTAATGCAGAGCCAGTCACCGAATCCCACACATTAGCATTACGAGTTACAACAATGTCCGAAATACTACGCCTTGCAGTACGCTCATCCGACCTAATTGCACTATCAGACACAGAGTCACTTGTGCGTCGTGGGTCTGATGTAGCATTCATTGTTCCAGCTGCACGTCCAACTGGGGTAAATTTAGCAGGATCAGAAACCTGTAGCCACATCTGTAATTGCGCACCCTGTGTGCGATTCAAATTTGTAGTAATAGTTTTTAATTGGTCTGGAGTTATACCTTGTTCTTTTAAGTTATCAATAACATCTTTGTCATTAGTACCTAAAATGCTTCTAGCAAAAGATTCGGCAGCTCCATCTAATTTAAGACCAGAATTTATTTGGCGATGTGTTGCCATAAACGTCTGGTATAAATATGTACCAGACAATCCATATCGTCCAGACGATGCTGCTTTTGACTTTTCGGTTGACACACCTGTTGTGACTGCGACATCGTTAGCTGGTACTGATACAGTACGAGGCGTTCCGCCTTCTGCAGTTACTTCTGTATAACCTTCTTTAAAGTTGCTTCCACGTAAACGTTTTGCTACTTCATCTGCAGCAAACTCCTTAAATCCGCCTGTTACTTTCTTGTCGCCCGACTCTACACCACCTGCTGCTTTTGCGTCAGTTAACCTAAACTGCCGTACATTAACAGTTCCATCTGCATTTACTTCATATGATCGCAAATGACGTTTGTCGATAATTGGCTGCCCATCCTGATCAACGTCATACATCATCACAGTCTTTGAAAACTTAGCTCCTTGCTGGATATCAATGCCTTCAAATAGCTTAGTGAAATCTGGTGCGCCGGACTTTTTATTTACCCACGCATCAAGAAATGTAGATACCTGTTTAAACCTATTGTCGCCAGTTACTGCTAGTGGTTGCGAATATATCGGGACTCCGTTTTGCACACGAAATCCAACAGCTCCACCAGTTACACCAAGTGACTCACGAATTGCGTCAGCACCACGCACCATAGATGTAAATTGTTGTTGTGTTGCACGTAACGAATCGTATTGTTCTTGCGATAATACTAATGGTAATTCACGCTTATTCTCCTTACCGGAGAAAACATACTTACCGTCTTTTTCTTCGTAGTTACGCAAACTTTCATCAAGTGATGTTTTTACACGCACAGCCATGTCGTATAACTGTTGGCTATTATCATCAATGTATGGCATGCCGTCAGAACCAATTGGCAGCTTAAACATCGATTGCATGTCTGCGGTTACATCAGCTGAAAATTTACCTTGATCTCCAGCAGTACTGTAACTTCGGTATCCACCCATTAATTTAGCAAAATCATCTGACGCACCAACTTTATCTTTTGATGCTTCAATAATTCCAAACTCGTATTTTTCAGCAGTGGGACCTAATGTGCTTTTGATTACAGATCTCTCAAGCATTGCTGCTGGATCACGCGACTCTGCTAGTTGATTTAAAATCTTTTGAATATCTTTGTTGTTTGACGCATCAAGAGATTCAGCTCCCATTACAGCTCCTGTAATAGGATTGATGGCTCGCTTTCCTTCAGCAACATTCAAAGTAAGTTTCATTCCCGGATGATTTGGAATGTCATAACTACGAATATATCCAGCGTTTTCATTCATTCCGCCAAATTGAACGGTCCCGCCAAAAAAAGGTAATCCAAATTTGAGTAATGTTTTATCTGCTCCGTTTTGTGCAAATACAGTGCCAAGCATTTGCACTGGAGTTAAATTAGTTTTAAGTGGTTCTTGATTACGTGTAATTTCTCCAATTACTTCTTGTCGCCGTAATTTTGCATCACGTAATTTAAGGTTTCCACCGAGGCCACTACTTACACCAATAGCTCTTCCAGATTCGTATCCTTCAACTTCATCTGTTCCATACATCATCTGAAGTGCTGCAGTTGTGTGATATGGAGCAGCTAATTTTGCAGCTTTAACCTTATCTCCTGAAGCCTCTGCTTGATCAGCAAGATCCATATCTCGCAAATACTCAGCCTCACGTCCTGCATAATTAGGTTGTGTAATCTGGGTTAGCGTAGATCTAACATCAAACTGCCCACCGAACGTTCTTGCAATACGTCCGTTTTCAATTTGATCCTGTAGGTTTTTTATAGATGCAATAGAATCTCCACCCATTAAACGTTGTGTTTCAAACAACAAGTCGTTTGCTAAGTTACTTCTAAGTGGATCAGAATCCATCCATCTAATTGCAGGTTCACCGGGATTAGCTGTAGTTAGCGGCGCTAATACTCGCAATGCTCTGTCTCTAGCAGACTTCATTGCTGGAGCCTCACCACTTGGCATGCGATTAATTACATTTTGCGCAACATTGTTTAATGCAGTAGTCACAATTCCAGCCATTGATGCTGTTTTTATGGCAGTACGCGTTGCTTGCTGTTGCGTTGATGATCCAAAGAATTGACGTAAGCGACTTCCCTCTTCCGTCATAACAGGAAGTAATTCATCGAAAGAATTACGTGCATTAGACTCGGTCATACCCGGCATAGTAGAAAGATTTAAATATTCCACCGCAGACCGTAATGTTGTTTCATTGTGACCAGACTTACCAGATGCACCACGAGTAAAGTAATCCGTAAGTGCAACCATGCCTTGCTTAGCAACTTCTGCACGTTTTTTATCTGGACCAGATGCAACTTGATCAAACACACGCAATGCTGCGTGGAATGGGTTCGACTCGTCATAGTCTGTTGACTGTAAAATTAATTTAGCAGCACGTGCTGGAGATATTCCTGCAACAATATTGTTTTCAAACTTTTTTGCCGAATTAATTATTGACACTTCTTTACCAGCTATACCGCCGATAAAATCATCTGCATTTATATTTGTTTTTTGCCCAATTACATCAGTTGGGGCTTGTACATCAGCTCGCGGTAATGCGTCAGCTGTACGTGTCTCAATATTCTGAGTACGTGCATTTGGATCTGTCGCACTATCAGGTTTTGTCAGGAATTTCCCAAACATACCAGATGCTTTTACTGGTGCAGGTGCAACTGCTGCCGGGTCTGATGGCGTTCCGGTTTTGCCTTGACCAACATAGTCTGCTGCATTAGGTCGTGGGCCAAGCGGTATTGGCCGTTGCATATTGCCCGTAAGTTGAACACTAGGTTGCGATTCGCGACGTAATCGTTCCTTTTCCCATTGCGTAAAGTCTTTAGTATATAGATCTGCTTGACTTTGAGTTCGTTGTGCCTCGGCTTCTTCTTCTGGTGTCAATGTTGCTGGCTTACGGAACTCAACTCCTTCACCTCGTGTCCCAGCTTGCCCTCGCACCATACCGGGTTCACCAAGTCTAGTGCGCATACCCGGAGATAATGGGCCAACAATTGATTCAACCATGTCATACGTCAAAGGGTAGTTTGACGATTGACCCTGCATTCTAGGTTGAGCTGAACGTGGACCATACACGTTTGCCAAAGGGGATGACTGACCACCTAATAATGGCGTAGATAATTGCGTGGACTCTCCTCCAAGTAATGGAGATTGCTGTCCACTTAACAAAGAACTACCTTGTCCACGTAAACTATCTGACATAAATGGTGTTGATTCACCACGCATCAGGGTGGATTTTTCTCCACCCAATAACTTTGATGCTTCACCAGTTAATGGCTTCTTGTCAGGTGTTTTAGAAAACTTGGCATTTGTATTGCCGGGATCTTTGGCCTCAGCTGCAGCTGCTGCTTTTGCACGTCCAGATTTTGGAGCAGCTTTTTTCTTATCTTCTTCTTCGGCTGCAATCATTGCGTTGTATAGTGCTGAGGCCATTTTTTACCTACTTCTTCATTAATAATTTTGTTATTTTTGCTGCGTTGGCTGGTGCAGCAGATTTTGATGGAGCAGACTTAGCTGGAGCAGATTTAGCTGGAGCAGACTTGGCTGCTGGTGCTTTTGATTTTGCTGCTGTTGCTTGACCACGTTCGTTAAATTGACGACCCTGTCGTTGACCTACTCTAGCATCCATCATTCCAGCGTCAGCAAGGTCATTTGGTTTACCCTGACGCTCCAAAGACTTTGCTTGATTAACGGCAGCTTCATTGCGTTGCATGCTATCGTTCATCATTGTGCCAACGGCTGCAGCACCAGCTAATAAGCCACCAGTTTTTCCTGCGTTCATTAAACCTGCACGTCGCACGGCAACTGGATTTTTATCAAAACTTCCGGGTGGTGGGGATGCTCGCCTATTAGTAAGTTGCTGACGCATTTTGCTAACTTGATTAGCAAGCCGCTGTGTTTCATCACCAGCTAATGCTTGCTTAACCACGCCATCATTTGCACCTAAAGTTTGTGCATTGCGACTATTTATACTAGTACTTACTGTAGGATCCATACCGAATCGCCCACGTGAAAAACTTTTGTTTTTACGGACTGGCTTTTCCAGACGAGCACCAGATTTTCGACCTGCTGCTAATACTTTCCTCACTTCAGGAGTTTTACGTGCCATGATTAGTATCCTTTACATCCACAGTTTGATTTGCCGCATTTTGCGCATTTCTTTCCGCCACCATATTCGGATTTTTCATGTTTTGCCATCATCTTAGGTGACAAACCTTTTTTCCCGTATTCACGCTTCTCCGTTGAAGCCATTGATTTACTCATGCCTTTATGAGGACCAGTTTTCATACCCATCATCTGAGACATTGTTTTTCTCATTTACAGTTCCACGCTCTCAATGATTTATTAATCCTGCTGTTAGGATCATTAGCAGTCTTAGATGATGTTAGTTTTGATTTCATCCCAGACATTCTGGCACAAAAAGAGGCACGACGACCTGCGTCTGCCTTTGTTTTAGGCTGAGGTGCTGGTGGCTTTAAATTTGCTCCAGTTGTGCGTTTATAATGTGCACGACCAGCAGCATTTAATCCACCGGAAGGGTTTTGATACTTCTTTACGACTCCCATTAGTTCACCTCATTGCATTATACATAAAAAAGACCCGCATAAGCGGGTCATTGCACTAGTCTGCAAATGGATCATCAATGTCATCAATCTTTAAACTTCCAGCTGGTTTTGGATTTGGTGGTTGACTCTCAGTTTCTTTCCTTGAATCTAGCAATTGCCAGTTGTCTACAATAATTTTAACTGTCTGTTGCTTTGCACCTTCTTTGTTTACGAATTGTTCAAGTTGAATTTTTCCAACTATACCGATTAGTCGTCCTTTTTGTGCGTATTCTGCAAGAGCTTCACCCTGTTGCCCAAACGCAGTGCAACTAAAGAAGTCTGTTTCCTTTTCCCTGCCCTTGCGATCAACTGCAACGCGTACATTTGTAACAGACTTACCGTTAGGTGTCTGCCTAGACTCTGGGTCGGCTACTAAACGGCCAACAATTGTGCACTGATTAATCATTCTTTTCCCCTAAATGGTATTTTTCAAACGCTTGAGTAGTATTTGGAAGTACTTCACATAGAACATTCCAACAATCTGTAGCAATTTCACGGTGTTCCTGTTGAGTATGACTGTCCATTCTGACCCTACAATAATGAAGCCAATCTCGAACAGTGCCTTTCATGTACATCCTTGTGCCAACACACATCGGCAGTACCATTCTTGCTGATTCTAAAGCAACGCCAGACTTAACTAAATCGTCATATGCCCTAATTGCCACTAAGATTGGCGCAAGAGCTTTGTTGTCCATCTGGAATTGCGTCTCTTGATCCTCAAAAAGTAAGCTACTTTGACGATTGGTGCTACCTTTACGTCGCATTGAAGGAAGATCTAGCTCAATCTTGCTTGGGTTGGCATAACGTTGACTAAATTCTTGGAAGTGAAAGCTTCTGTGACGCAGTATTTGTGCTGCAATAGCCCTAGATGTGTAGATTTCCATAACCACATCAGCCATTTGAAACACAGACCAATGCTCTTTACGCATACAGTAGTTAAGTAATTTCACGTAATCAGGATTGTCTTGATTTTCTGATGAAACACGTGCAAGGTGAATCATAAATTCTTCTGCGTCTGGCTGAATGTACTTGAGTGTTGCTGCCATCGTTCCTCCATGCCCCAGACGGGACTCGAACCCGTACACCTTGCGGTAACAGATTTTAAGTCTGTCGTGTCTACCGTTCCACCACCGGGGCTAACGGTCTATTGTATCACCAAGTATTACATGATAGTATATACACAAGACGCGATGATAGTTTAAAAAGTCCGCCCATCATGCCTTAGACATTTAAACCGAGCGAATTAGAAGCCCCTTTACAGAGGGGCTTCTGTTATTATTGCTGTTGCTGTAACTGTCTTTCGTTTAGTCCCACCAAAGTACTGATGCGTACCAAGTAACTTCATTACCTCAATGTTGAGTGTGGTTGGTGACTTATCCGTCTTGACATTTACTAATCGTCGTCCGTACTTATCTGTCTTTTGAAGTACCTCAATGCTGAATCGTTCGGCTGTATTTTGTCTTGAGGTAAACCATTCTTTTGCTGTTTCCGTAGCTGCTTTACCTTCGGGAGTGTTCTTTTCTGGTGTATCCACACCAAAGAGACGACAGTGCTGATCCATAAGCCAAATACCAAAACCAAGGTCAATGTCGCAAACAAAAGTATCTCCGTCGATGATGCGCTTAAAGCGAATGCTATATTCATACATTAACGATGTCTCGCTGCCTTCTGTGCAACTGTACGTGGTTGCGCTACGAACTGCTTACCTGCTTTATTGCCAGCTGCTTTAGCTCTGTTAGTAGACGCTATTTCGCTTTTAGACAATGAACCCCATGCTTTATCTGGCAAGTATCTTTTGGTTCCATTAGAAGGAGTCCCATCACTAGTGCGCCACTTCTGGTCAGTCCATTTAGATAGACTGTTGTCACTAGTTTTTGGGCCTACGTATGACCCACCAGATGACTTGTATTGTTGTGTAGCAAGTTGAGCTTTACGTGCTGACCATTCACCGGGATCACCACCTTTAGTCCCTGCTTTTACACTAGCGACGATGCGTTTCCATTTAGCTGGATCTCGTTTAGTTGCTGTAGCCATATGGCATTATAGCCAAAAAAGACCAGCGTGGCTGACTGGTCTTTCTTGTTTGCAGAGTTTGAATTTGTCGGGCAAGAAGGGAGGTTTCTGGCCTTTCAAAGCTCACCCCTCGGTGGCAAAAATATAATACCACCCTCCGGTAGAAAGAGTAAGGACCGGAGGGTGGTATTTTTCCCAGTGCGTTTTCATGCATGGGGAATCGATTATTTGATTTTAAGATTCTTACTCATAGATGAACGTGGTGATCCACCAGTAAATGTGCCATTAGATTTACCAGACATAGCGCTTACCATTTTAGCTCCAGCTTTTGCAGATAATGGCTTAGCTACTCTGCTTTTACGGTCAAAACTTGGACGACTATTTTCTGCAGCTTGAGTACCATACCTCATAGCATCTATTTCAGACATGCCTTTTGCTCGACCAGCTTTTTCATTGTTTCTTGCCGCTGAAAGACTTGAGCTTAATTGCTTCATCATGCCTAACGCGCCACGTTTATTCATCGCATAGTCTTCATTTGTTTTCCGTTCAGCATGTCGTCCGCCAGCTTCTACGCGAGAAGCACGCTTCCCCTCATAGAAACCTTCTGGATCATACTGACCAATTGTTCCAGCAAACTTGTCGTCATAACTACCTTTACCGGAAACGTAATCTTTATACGATAACTTTTTGTCTTGTGGCATGATCAATGCCCTCCTAAACCATGGTTAAGGAATTATACTCCTACTGCTGGAATCGAACCAGCGACCATTCGGTTAACAGCCGAACGCTCTACCGCTGAGCTAAGTAGGAAAACAAACTATTCTATGGCTCCTTTAAGCCAGCTCCTAACCCTGTCCGGATAGGATTCGTTAGGTACTCCTGTATCGCTTGCCTCACTAACCAACTCCGGTTCCTTGACCCTGCGTACTTGTCGATTTCCGCAAGGGTCTCTGGTTCCAGCCTCAGAACCAACATACTCGGATAGTTTATTGGACGTACCCGTCGCTTCTCGCTCTTCATTATTTGCTCCCGGTGTTAAGTTATAACACACAGTCTTGACAGTGTCTGCGTAGTTGGAATTTCTTGTAACTGCGTATGCCAAAAACCAAAGCGCCTTTAATACGTCATCGTCGTAAGATGACCCATCTTTCTTGCCAGCTCGTGCAAGATAAGCTACAGCGGTAAATAAATACCTATCTAAATCCCATGCGTCAGCAGCATGCACAGGCTGTAACTCGTTCTCGTTGTAGTAAGCCATTTATTCTCCTGTTGACCCAAATCCACCAGCACCACGTTCTGTTTCCTCAAACAAGGATCCATCACGTAAAACTACTGGAGTACAAAGTGATACAGGAGCAATCACAAGCTGCGCTATACGTGTACCGGGCACAATCACAAACGTGTCGAGGCTCATATTCCTAATGATGACTTTGATCTCACCAGTGTAATCTGCATCAATCGTACCGGGGCTATTTAAGACCACTATGCCGTGTTTATATGCCATTCCGCTACGAGTACGCACCTGAGCCTCAAAACCCTCGTCTAGCTTAATTATCATGCCCGTAGGCACTAGCACTGTTTGCCCCGGCCTAACAGGCATAGTCCTATCAGCGATGTACTGTAGATCTATGCCTGACGACTTTTCTGTAGCGCGATGTGGATCGAATAGATACTCACTAGAGCTACTACCGCAATAAATAATCTCAAGACGATCCACTACTCCGAAACCTCAAGTGTCGTAACAATGCTGTCCAATGCCATCATAAGAAAGTCAATTACGAATCTAGCTGGAACCTTTACACCATCGTTACGCAGATTAGCACAGTGCTGCGCAGCTTCTACAAGCGATAACCCAGTCTGGTACTCAGGAACATTTCCATCATCCTTGCGCTTAACTGTAACGGAGTATCCGTGCTTTGCACTCTGCTGCACTGTTACTTCACTGTCATTACCTTGGGTCAACAAAAACATGGCACACCTCAATATATGTATAACATATAGTATCACAATTGTATGGGACCCATTTTTCTACGGGGAGAAAGCAGTTTCTCCGATGGGAGAAATATATAGAATAGCTAGGAGAATATATCTGTCGGAGTCACATACTAAGCGAGCGGACGAGGGTAGGGGGTTGCTGGGTGGGTGGCTATCCCCCAGTCTGGCCATGGGCTATCTAAGCAAAGTGTTTCCAGCCAGACTCCATGTGTGTAGGTAGCGTACAGTTCGCTCCCTGCAAGTCGGCAGGTAGCGGAAAACGTGCAACATTCCGCTACCTGCCGTTTTCGTTTGTTGCACATTATTGTTTAGTTTAGGAGAGTTTAGTTATGGCAGTTTTTACACGTTCCGAAAAGGTTATCACCGCGTATACACTCGCGATTGTCAATGAGATTGAGAATGAAGGCTTGATGTTGACGAATCACCACCTTGAGTCTGTCAAGGCGTTCGCTAACAAAAACGATGCAATGATTCGCATGGGTCATACTTCAACCGAAGCGGCTAAAGAGGCTATTGACAAGTTTTTCATCGACGTTTTGCGCCACATTGCCCCTGAAGAGGACTTGATGGACTGGTCGGTGTTCATTGCACAGCACAATGGTTCTCGTATCGACACCGTTGTAAGGGAGTCCGACAAGCAACTGTCGGCGATGCGGTCTGGCTACCGCTCGGTTCGCAAGGGGCTGTAAAGCCCCACTCCTACCCGGTACACAATGCCGGGTAGGATTTTTTAATCTACAAACCACGGAATGCATTCGTGGTTATTTTTTTTAGGAGTTAGTTATTATGAAGTCACCTATCATCAAGCTCGGAACAACATACATCTACAAAGACGATGTACGTGCAATCATTGCGTGTATTGTTATCTTTATCCTTGGGTTCATCATGGTTGAGGTTGGTAAAGATATGGACCGTGAAGTTGAGCGACAGCATCAAGCGGAACTTGAACAGATGCGCAACGACATCTACGTGAACAACGAGGTCACTCGCCACTAGTACGGAGGGCGCAAGCCCTCTTCTTTTTTTTAAAGGAGTTTAGTTATGCAGAAAGTTACGCCAGTCGAGATGTTGTATGCCCGTAAACATTACGGGATTGACCCGCAGTATGTCAAACTTGATGACAAGAAATGGATTGTGAAGCACCATAGATGTTGCCTTCACGTTGACCAGAAGCGTGGTGTTCCCTTGACTTGGCGTAATATCCCTACGCTTATGGTTGTCCTCCTCCCAATCGACCTCGCATACGACGAGGATACAGATTGGACCGCAATGGCATACGGTGAAGACCGCAAGGGACGCGGAGTAAGAATGTTTGTGACTCGTAAGTTGGCGATCCACCTTGGGTGGACGATTGATAGCAACAAGGCAGAAGGAGTTTAGTTATGACAGTTATCAAGGGTTGGCGTGTAGTCAACGGTCGTCGTCGTTGGGTGGAAATTGGATTCATCGGTGGTTATGAGTTCCAGTTCACCATCGGCTGGTTCTTGCCACATCGGCAGACAGCACAGTTCAATCCAGAATCGTGTACATTCGACGAGTTCGTCGATGCTACTCTCACTTGGATGTAATGTTTGGTTGGGAGGCGCAAGCCTCCCTTTTCTTTTTTTTAAAGGAGTTTAGTTATGTTGGAAAAGAAAGACTTGAGTCAGATTCTCCATGTGAAATATGAGCTGTCTAAATTCAAAGACAAGTTCGTAGCT